ACGCTGGTTGTCTGGAAACTGGATCGCCTCGGGCGAAGCATGAAACATCTGATTTCTCTCGTCGGGGAACTACGGGAGCGAGGGATTAATTTTCGCAGTCTGACCGACAGCATAGATACATCTTCTCCAATGGGGCGTTTTTTCTTCCACGTGATGGGTGCCCTGGCTGAAATGGAACGTGAATTAATTGTAGAGCGTACACTGGCCGGTCTGGCAGCAGCATGCGCACGAGGGCGCACAGGCGGACGTCGACCGAAGCTGACAAAAGAACAGCATGAGCAAATAGCAAGGCTGATTAAAAACGGTCACGACAGAAAACAACTGGCAATAATTTACAGCATTGGTATATCGACAATTTATCGTTACCACCCCGCAGGAGAATCAAGTGGAACAATTGAGAAGAGTAAACAAAATAACCGCTAATCTGGCCATTAGCGGTTTTTGTGTTAAATCAGAACAGCCCTTTAACGGAGCTGGCCGCGCTGTTAAGGGATGATGTGACTTTATCTTTGAAGCCGGACAGCATATCGCTGAACGATGAGGATTGCAGACGCTCCCGCAAATCCTCATCGCAGCGTTCAAGAGTCAGTGAAAACTCTATCTTTTTCGCCTTGCCGTAGCGATCAAACTCGGAACGGGTCGTATTCGTTTCAGTCAGTACATACATGCCGTAAATCTGCCCGACACCATCAATCAGAGGCCAGGGGCGTCCTGTATATGCCTGCGTGGTCAGCAACGAAAGCGACACTTCGCCACCTGTAATTTCAGGATAAAGCACGCCTGAAAGCACGATGCGATCATCACCTGCACCGATATACTGCCAGCTTGCTGAACGGTTAACGCGTTCATTTTTCACATGCCGCCAGCTTTTGTTTTGCTGTAACTGCTGATGCGGCAATGTGCGCAGCTCAAAAACAAACATGCCGTAGATCATCATCATGGCCATGACTCCTCAGTCTTTATCGTAAAAACTGCCACGCCCGGCACGGGCGCGCCGTTCCATTTCTGCCCTGACCATTTCGCCAACCAGTTTCGCCAGTTCGCGGGGATTCTGTGTAACAACGTTATGCAGATGAACATGAATTTCACCGCCAAATCCGGAGGCAACAGGCTCCCGGTTACGGGAAGTTGCAGGAACTGATGCCACTGGCGATCGTATAGCCTCCGCCACCGGGCGGGAGCTGGCCGCAACAACAGGGACCAGCGCCGGAGGCAGCGGAGCCGGAACCACGGGGGTGATATTAATTGCGGGGGCAGGCTTACTGACCTGCGCAATCTTCCGCTCCTGCCACTCCCCACGAACAGCAAGTGCGCGGGGCAGGTTCTTAAAGACAATATCGCCGGGGCCAATGCGTTTTTTCGTCTCATCAACCAGCTTACCTGTGTTATCAGCAATTTTGCTGAGCCTGCGTAGCGTACCGGTATTGTTGTCTGTGAGCGGTTTGTTGTCTCTGGGTTTATCGCCTTTTTTGTCGTCGACCTTATCTGACGGGGCCGGGCCGGGAGTCCATGGTTTCTGAACCATTTTCTTGAGAACCGGATCCCATTCCCACAATACAGGAGCCTTTGAAGCGTTCTCTATTTTCTTTCTCGCCCGTTCCGCTTCATCCGGAAGCACTCCGAGCTTTTCAAGTATCCACGCCAGTGAATCCATCAATGCTTTTGTTGGCGTCAGGACAAGCTCTATCGCTCCACCGAGTACCCTGCCGAATACCTCGCCAGCACTGGTACATTTATCCAGCGTTTCCTTGCTGGACTCCATCGGTGACAGCAGCGATTTAAACCAGTTAAAGACCTGAATAATCCCATCGCGCACGACATCAAAAACTGGACCGAACCGTTCAAAGGTTTCGCGCAACGGAGCCAGCCGTTCCATAATCCCACTGAACACCCCTGCATAAAACGCCTTGATGGGTTCCCAGTATTTCCAGATGAGAACCGCCGCAGCCACAAACGCAGCAGCAATCAATCCGACCGGGCTGAGCAGCGCCCCGATAGCGCCCCCCAGTAACGAAACGGAACCCGTCACCATTCCCCATAGTGCTGGCAGGAGCCTGACAGCATTCATTGATCCGGTCAGGAGGGAAAAACCAAGACGCAGTTTTGCCAGCGGACCAGCAAGCACACCAATAGCCAGCGACAACGAGCCAACCGTTGCAGTCATTGCCAGCAACGCACCGCCTGCTATCAGTAGCTGGCGCGTCAGTGCCGGATGGGCCTGCGCCAGCGCCGTCACCCTTGATACCACCCGCGTGAGCCACTGCGTGACAGAACGCAGCGGACCGTCAATCAGATCTGCAATGCGGATGCGCAACCCTTCCCATGCACTGCCGAGTGATTTCAGATCGCCGTCAAGGTTGTTGGCCATAACCTTTGCCGTGCGTTCAGCCTCACCGCGTGCGCCTTCAAGTTCTTTTCTCAGTTTAGGTAAGGATCCGTCACCTGCCGCATCAACGAGGGCCATAAATGATGTGAAAGCCTCTTCTCCGGCAATGTCCTTAAAGAACGATACCCGATCAACTTCTCCGTATTTGCGGGTGGCTTTATAAAGGTCAGTCAGCAGATCTTCCATCGGGCGCATTTTGCCCCCGGCATCCGAGACAGACACGCCCAGCTCTTTCAGCGCCTCTGCTGCCGCCTTTGGCGGTGATGCCAGACGAGCCAGGCTGGCACGCATTGCCGTCCCGGCATCACTCCCTCTGATGCCCATATTCGCCAGCACGCCAGCCATCGCTGCGGCCTGCTCCAGCGATATTCCCAGCTTACCCGCCACCGGACCTGCATATTTCATGGTTTCGCCCAGTGCGCGAAGGTCAGTGTTGGTACGGGTAAACGCTGCGGTGAGTGTGTCACCGACCCGGTCCATCTGGTCAGCAGAAAGGCCGAACTGCGTCAGGATATTTGAGCCAATATCTGCCGTCTCGCCGAGATCCATACCGCCAGCCGTTGCCATGCTCAGCACGCCGGGAAGCGCAGCCTGAATGGCCTGCGGTGTGAAGCCAGCCATTGCAAGAAATGCCTGCCCACTGGCGGCATCGCCTGCGGTGAACTGCGTTTCAGAGCCAAGTTTTAACGCCTGCTCACGCAGCGCCTTAAACTGCGGGCTGTTCTGGTCGATTCGCGTCAGTGCCTGAACGCGGGACATCTCTTTGCCGAACCCGATCGCAGGCTGCAAAAAACGCCCGGCAGCATAGCTGCCCGCCGCTGCCGCACCTGTTGCCAGTGCACCACCTGTTTTCAGTTTTCCCGCTGTTTCCTGCGCGCGCGAATACCGCTCACGCGCCCGCGTTACACGCGCAAGCGCCTGCCGTTCGCGTTCAAGCTGGTTGTTGTACTGTTCGGTGCGTCTGATGGCCTGTTGAATGGTGTTATCACTGCCTGTCAGGGAAATGCCGTGGCGTTTCAGCTCTCCGCCAAGCTCCCGCATTTTCTGAATCTCCCGTGTGCGCGATTCATTCAGGCGTTCAAGCCGGGTGCTTAACTGCTGCATCAGCTTTTGTTGTTTTTCGCTGAGCACTGTACCCGTGTGTTGTAACTGATTAAGGGCGTTAAGCTGGCGTCGCGCTTTCAATATGCCAGCATCCGCTTTACTGACAGCGTCACGGGCGCGCTCAAATGAACGCGCCTGACGCTCGAGATTTTTGATCGCCCCCTGCGTTCGCTGGATGGAGTCACCAAACTGCCCCATCAGGCGGCGGGCGTTTTCGGCAGGCCGGGTCAGCCTGTCAACGGCGCTGAAAGCGACCCGGATATCAAGAGTCTTCATTGTCTGCATTCCCGCTGCGAAGTGCCGCCCGCTCACGCCAGCTAACCACTTCGCCGGGCGTCATCATGAAGATTTCGGCGGGCGACCAGTTAAAAATGGCGGCAATATCCGCCACCAGATCTTCGATGTGCTCAAAGCACACCAGGGTGATTACGCTGCCGTCTCCTGCACGCTCTTCGCGCCAGAGTCTGGCTCGCTCATAAAATTTACAGCCACAGCGCACAACTGAATAAAATCGCGTGACGACATTTTTTTAATCATCACTTCATCCAGTCGTGGCGAGGTCACGCGAGGCAACAGCGTAAACATGGTATCCGCTTTCAGATTCAGCACATCAGACAGCGACAGACCACGCAGGGATCCAGCCTGCTCAATAGCCCCGGTGATCTCCACATACGTGATTTTTTCGCCACCACGCTCAATTGGTCGGGTCAGTTTTACGCCACGTTCGACAGCCATATCCTCACCTGCCGTCACATCATCCGCCACGGTGTTATTCCGGGTTTCAGTATCGATGTCTTTCATCAGTTGTCTCCTTTTCAGTCAGAGGCGACGCACTGCGCCGCCTGCATATTACTTATCAGCCAAGCCCGAGTGCGGAACGAATGCGGTCAGGCACAATGTCCTTGCCGTCCTTCCGGTAGATGTGGTTCAACAGGTCGATTTCCCACAGCGGGCGATCGTTAACGCTCAGCTTGTAGTAGGTGTTTTTGACAGCGTAAGTGTGTGATGTGGCTTCGCCCTGCTTGGCTTCCCCCATATCAATTTCCGTCACACGCCCGCGCATCTCGATTTCATACAGATCGCTTTCTGCATCGGTGTAGTATTCACCCGCAAAACGCAGTAGCGTGTCGTCAATCGTGCCGCCATACTTCAGGAACAGCTCACGAACAGCTCCCCCCATGACAAAGCTCGCATCAAGCGCGGAGTCGTCCAGACCGAGATCAATACTTACCGCACCCATCATGCCACCACCCCGGTAGCTGTCGGTTTTGCGCGTCAGCTTAGGCAGAGTGACGGACGTCACCTTACCCACTTCGTTTTCACCATCCACAAACAGCGTAAAAAAGCGAAGATGTTTTGGTACAGCCATCAGGCACCTCCCAGCACCGCAAATGCGGGACCAAAGAATTCATCGGTAAACGTCTGGTAAAGCTCCATGTCTTCCAGTGGCGGAACGGGCGTATATTTGTAGCGAATACGCACACGCCCCTGACGTAAATCCGTGGTGCCGTTATCCACCACGTCATACCAGCACGACGCCCCAATCAGTTTCCCGGCTGTCACCAGCGAATCCAGTTTTGCCCTGACGGCACTGATAACATCTTTCACGTTCGCAGGCGTCAGTGGACTGTCGATGGTTTCAAACTGCGCTTCCGCAATTGAATCAGCCAGCACCTGTGCGGTTCGGGTATACACCTCAAAGATGTAGGCGTTCGTTTCCGGTGTGCGGTTGCCCCAGAAGCGGAACCCATTGCGACGAATAATGGTCGTGATTTCTTTGTTATTGAGGCTGTTGGCATCACTGTCTTCGGCCTGCAACGACCAGAACACATGCCTCGACATTCCCAGCACATTTTTAACCGGAACGTTGGACAGCGATTTGTGCCAGCCCTGCTCATGGTCAATGTACGCACGAAGGCCGCACGCATAAGCAGGCGCGGGGAACGTTTCGTTTTCGCCACTTTTCGGGTTGTAGGCGATGAAGTCCGGCCATAAGAGCATCACTTCACGTTCGTTGAATTTCTGGCGGTAGGTAATCGCCTCAGCCATCGTGTTACAGCCGTGACATGAGGCATACACAAACGCGCGCAGCTTACCCGCAATCACGCACAGGGATTTTGTCACCGCCTCCGTGTCCAGCTCCGGCGCGGCCAGAATACGCGGACGGTATCCGATGCTTTCATCCTGCTCTGCAACAAGCAGCGCATACATCCCCGTATAGCTGCCGTCAGATTCAGAACCACCGATAACCAGTTGATCCTGCGTCTTACCGTCTTCTTCTTTGTGTTCAGCCACGCGAACGACGATCACCTTTGTGCTCACCTGGTCTGCGATGGCCTTAAGCGCACGATAAAGCGTCCCCGTTGTCCCGCATTTTCCCAGCACGTCATTGACGCGGGTCAGCAGTGTGGGCTTGTTCAGCGGGAACAGCTTCGCGTCCGCATCATCCGCCGTTGCCACGATACCGATAACGCTGGAATCAACATCATTAATCGCTGTTACCAGGTCGGTACTTTCCGTGACACGGGCACCATGAAAACGAGTTTCACTCATAGCTTCAGCCCCTTGTATCCGTTAAATGATTCGGCAACAATCATCACCCACCACGCGCGTAATCTCACCCCTGCGCCGTTCTCCCGCCACGGCGACAACAAAAAGCAGTAACCCCCTCCGCACGCACATGCGACCATGCCGCACAGGGAGGGAAAGATGACCGACACCACCATGCAATTGCTCAGTCAGAGCACAGACCCCGTGAAAATGCCGGATTTTGATATTCTCGCGGAGGGGGAAACGCTGTCCGGCGTGGCAGAGCGCCTGATGAGTCTGTCACTGACTGACAACCGGGGATTTGAAGCGGACCAGCTCACCATCACGCTGGATGATGCGGATGGTCAGTTGCAGCTACCGCCACGGGGCGCGCGCCTGACGGTTCTCATTGGCTGGAAAGGAGAACCGCTGACAGAAAAAGGCACTTACATTGTTGATGAAATCGCTCACGAAGGACCGCCGGACAGGCTGACGGTTTCAGCCAGAAGCGCAGATTTTCGGGATGAATTTAACGTTAAACGTGAGGTGTCCTGGCATGATGTGACCGTTGAGCGAGTGGTATCCGCCATCGCTCATCGGTACGGTCTGAAACCGCAAATCAGCGAAATGCTGATGGATATCGAAATCGACCACGCCGACCAGACCGAAGAAAGTGACATGTCCTTCCTTACGCGCATGGCGGAAATGCTGGGCGCAATCACCACGGTAAAAAGCGGTAATCTGTTATTCATCATGCCAGGTGGTGGCGTGAACGCACAGGGCCAGCCGTTGCCATCGTTCGCCATCACACGCAGCAGCGGCGATCGCCATCAGTTCCGCATTGCTGACCGCGAGGCGTATACGGGGGTACGCGCTTACTGGCTTGATCTTAATTACGGGAAAAAGAAAAAAGTCAGCGTGAAACGCCGCAAACCGCCAAAACCGAAAAAAGAGAAAAGCAGCAGCCGTGAAGGTGATTATATGGAAGGCGCAGAAGGCAATGTGTTTGTGTTACGCAAGACTTATCAGAACGAGCAGGCAGCAAGACGCGCAGCGGCGGCAAAGTGGCAGCACTACAACGCGGAGCCGCATCATTCTCCATCACGCTGGCGCGTGGACGCGCAGAACTCTATCCCGAAATGCATGGCACGGTGAAAGGCTTCAAAAGTGACATCGACAATCAGGACTGGATTATTGCAAAAGCTGAGCACACCATTGATAACAGCGGCTTTACCACGCAGCTTGAGCTTGAGGCAAAAATCCCGGAGTGGATAGCGGAAACAGAGTGAGCAACTTAGAATAGCGGCAGCACCACGTTAAGGGAGGTCACTATGTTCCGTTGTCCGCTTTGTGGCGCATCTGCCCGTATCCGCACCAGTCGTCCGGAAAATGATTCAAACACCGTGCGGCAAAAGTATTACCAGTGTAACAATCTGGAATGCGGCGTATGCTTCTCAACACTGGAAGCTTTCCATAAATTCACATCGAAACACGCCTCCGGCGTTCACTCATCAGAAGGTATCCCGTGGCATGAGCTGCCAGCTTCACACAGGGGAAACAATCAGATGAGTTTGCCTTTACCTCAGAATTAACAGGCAGAATTGCCGGAGTAACAAAAAAGCGATAGATTACGTGCGGGTGCCTTTCGGCTGATGGTCGGAGGGAATACCCGAAGGCCGGATGTGGAAAGGCCCCGGAAAACATATCTGTTTAACCGAGGCCCTAACCGCATTACCTTGACAAGTGAAAGGTTAGCGCCTCTCCGGAAAAGGAGCAAGTGCTATGTCGCAAAAATCGCTTACGGCCATCACGTTCTGCGTGACGGCAATCCTCATCATCTGGATGCTGCACGGTTCGCTGTGTGAAATACGGATGAGCTTCTGGGGAGCGGAGTTTGCGGCGTTCTTACAGTGTAAGCAGTAAGGAAACCGCGACGGGGGAGCAATCCCCCGTCAATCGGTTGCCAGGGTAAGGTCGATAAGGTACCCTATCTCACAGACACGAACAACAAACCCGCAGCGTAAAGACTGCGGGTTTTCTTTTATTTCTTTTCAACATAATAGTTAATTAAAATTAACCATTATGCTCTTGTCTCCATTGCCTAACCATTTCATCAGTAACATCACTCGCATAACAAATCACGTTATATCCTCCGCTACGGCTGTACGCACTACGCCCACCGCATCGACTTCCATTTCTTGCATGATTATAAGGGCATGCACAATTTCCGGGATAAGATTCAATAGATTCCCTGATTATTTCTTGTTTAATTTGACTGTCAGATTTATTAGTCTTTGCGTACCCCAACACAGACACAAAACAAAGACACATCCCAATAAAAATTTTAACTTTCAT